CGTCCTTCATATAGTGGGCTAGCATCCGTAATTCAAGACCAGACGCATCAATACCCACTAGTTTGTTGCCTTGCTCTACCGTCCAACAAGCGCGACACTCACCTCCTAACTCAGCCTTGAGCTTCTGCACTGGTGTCATGCCATCGTGCGCCTTACGTGTTGCAGGCACTTGAGCCATGTTAGGCGATATATGAGTCATCCTACCTGTTGCTGCACCGCTGCTAAAGACACGACCATGCACTCTGCCATCATCCGCTACAGCTTCTAGCCATGAACTTACCTGACTAGCTCTTTTCTGTAATAGAAGATACTCAGCAACAAGCTGCGCCGAAGGATTATCAATACCCTCTAGCACGTTCTCGTCTATCTTGTAACTACCGCCTTCGGTCTTGTCAGTAAACTTAACACCAACAGTCTGCAACCTCTTAGCTATTTGCTGCCTGCTGCCTACGTTAAAAACTTCTACGTTGTCTTTAAGCTGCTTACCTGTCTTCTCAGACCAACGCTCGGTGACGATAGGAGGAAACTCAGCCTGTAACAACGCTTCTAACTCACGCATACGGTGCGTTAACGTGCTGTAAAGACCGTTAGCCTTCGGCAGGTCAATCTTAAAGCCATTACTGCGCTGCAACTCTAACTCAGCCGTCACAGCGTGCTCTAGGTCTATAACGTCCTGCGTGAACTTACCTCTCTTCAGGTTAGCACTCACTGTCTTATAAACCTTGGTGGTCAGGTTAACGTCTCGCTTGCAGTAAGTAATCATTTCCTCACACAAGCCGCCGTCGTAGTCGGTGAAGTCATCTTTAGGATACGCCAGACGCTCGCCCCAACTCCGCAAACTGTGACCGCCTGCCTGTGCAGGGTTAAAAAGGCGAGACAGCACCATAGCATCAACGTGCTGTTTACCTTCTACACTAATACCCCACACCGCCGCCATCACTGGCACGTCAAAGCCTAAGCCGTTATAGGTTAAGATACTGTCGTGCTTGTTTATCAACGCCTGTAGCGTCTTAGCTTCGGTGTGTACAGTCGTCTCACCTGTAGCAACGTCCTCGGCACAAGCACACCATATCACTGAGTGTTTCATGTCTGTCTCTATATCAATAGTTAGCATTCTGTGTCCAAATCAATGTCGTGTACGGTTTTAAGGTCTAAGCGTTCGTGCAAGTCAAACACGCCATTAGAGTTTCTAATACATTCTAAACACTCGCTAATGTATTCTAAAGTATCGACGTTTCTTAGCGTGGCTTCGTAGTCTGTCAATAGTGTGTCACAAGCTAAGCACTTCATTTGCTGTCTCCTTTATCCCTGACAATCCATAGGCGATTTAGCATTGCAACCAACTCTGTGCATTTAGGACACAAAACAGGCTCACTAAACCGAAGCCGTGCAGGACAAAGCCCACAAGATTTTTCTTTAGTCATCATAAACATTCCTCTTTAAGTTAAATGCGCCTTATATATTGCTTTTCACCTTATATGACACATAAAACACTTTAATGCGCCATATATGTTTCATTTCTACACTATAGTGCGCGTTCATCAAATACTGTCTCAATCATGCGACCAGTGTCTTTGTCATACAACAAATCAGCACAACGCCCTGTCTCGCCGCTAAAGCGATTCTTTAGGACACGCACAGTAGTGGTGTTTCGCGTAATCATGTCCTCAGCCTGTCCGTCACGTTCTAACCCCAACACTATATCACTAAGCTGTGCTATTGACGCACTGCCGCGAAGCTGTGACAGAGACGTTGCTGCTCCTTCCTCGTGTCCCTTGTTCTCAGGTCTACGCAAGTGACTAACAACGAACAACGCTATGCCTGTCTCCTGCACAAGCATCCTCAGCTTGGTCATAATCTCATCTAAAGCCTTGCGCTCGTCTAAGTTAGCCTGCGCCGACACAACAATAGAGACGTGATCTAAGAAGATATAAGCACAGTCTAAAGCCTTAGCCATGTAACGCACACGACCTACGATGTTATCCACGTCAGTCGAGCCGAAGTGGTCTAACAAGTACAAGCGTTCTGTTCCTAGTGTTAGATCAAAGGAGCTTCTACGCTCTTCTTCGGTGCTTGTGGTCGTTGGTAGGTGCAACTGCTTATTAGCTGCTAAAGACATCAGCGACAAGCCTGTCTTTCGTATGCTTTCCTCTAAGAACAGCAGCCCAATGTTGTGCTTTGATTGCTGTAAAACTGCCCAGACAACTTCGCGCACGAATTGAGACTTACCTAAGCCGCTGCCTGCCGTCACTGTGACAAGCTCCGCCGGACGAATGCCGTAGGTGAGTGCGTTAATACCTTTAAAAGGATACTGAACCTCAGCAATTTCCATTGGCGTGTTTACTTCGTCCCACAGAGAAGAGGCTAGTATGATGCCGTCCGGTACGTACTTCTCAGCATTCCAAAAGCGTTTCATAAACACTTGCGAATCGTTCTCGGCTAAGTAATCGCAGGCGTCTTTGTAGCCTTTTACGTGCTTGATGATCTTAGCCTTGCCGCCAAAGAGCTGCCCAACGTCATCAGCGGCCTTAATGCCCACTTCGTCAGCGTCAAAACAGACAACGATAGTCTCGAAGCTGTCTAGCCATTCGTAGTGAGATTTGCAGTCCTTTAGTGCGCTGCCTGCGCCGTTGCGTATGCTCACGACAGGGTATTGGCTACCCATCATCTGATAAGACGCAAGCGCGTCATATTCGCCCTCAGTAACGGTTATATACTTGCCACCTTTGGGGAACAACTGCTGACCAAATAAGCCGCCTTTGCTCCACTCGCCGCTAGTCTGAAAGCGTTTGTCAGGGTAACGCACCTTCGCCGCCACTGGTGATGTCGGCTCTGTCGGCTCAAAATACGGGTATATAACCTGCCCGCCTTTGATGACAACTCCGTAGCTCTTTAGAGTAGCAGCGCTCAGACCTCGCTCAGGGACGCCTACGAAGTTTTGTGTTGCAAGTAGGGCAAGGGTAGCATCGAAGCCTTCAGAGCCTGTCAGTGGCTTCTCTGGCACTCTGACGGCTATTGCTGTGCCGTCTCTGGGCGGTGGTGTGTATTTATTACACGAATAGCAATAAGTAGAGCTATTGTTGTTCAGTATTTTAGCGTCAGAGCTGCCGCAATCGTCACACGGAAGCCTCGTTTCTATAATGTCACTCATAAACCATCACCTCAACTAATTGAATTGATATAAGAGGCAGCAGTAGCTCAAAGCCGGAAACTCTCACCGTTACCTCTTCGCCGTCTTCAGTTTCGCACAATAAATCCTCGCTAGGAATTAACGATAGGTCAATACCGAAACCACTACGGAAAATACTAGTTAAGCGCCAACTATTCATAGCTCTAGCTCCAGTTGCTCAACTGTCGGGGCTTCTTCGCCTTCCTTGTACTCAATAGCCCGCATCACTCTAGCACTGTCGCGCACGTCCCCTGCGTAGAAGATAAGCCCAAGTTTAAGCAGTTCTAACGGACGCGCCGAGATGCTGCTATAAGGTGTTTCTGGGTTAGCGCGCCACATCTCTTTAATTGTAGCGCCTTCGCTCCCCGCTGCTTTAATCAAGTCAAGAACAAACTTCCTCCGCTTGCTTAGGTTCTGGGCAATCTTCTCCGCTGCGTCTTTGCTCGTTTGTGGGCTGTCTTTTCTAGCTAATCTATATGCTTCGTTCATAATAATAACCTCTTTACAGTTTGTTAAATCCGTGATATGCTCCGATTGTCAGCGCCGCCGGTGAAGTCCCTACCGAGCAGCAGCTGCTATTGCTCTTCTTCCTGTTCAGTCAATCTAATGTAATTAGCCCAGTCGTCATTAATCTCATCTTCAGCGCAGCGGTAGGCGTAGGACATTGCCATCCCTGCAAGCATCCTGCCGAGCTTCTCATAATGAGCATTGACAACGCAGAAGGCTAGTTCGCGTTCAATGTCTGTTGCTAGTCGTTCGTTACTAGGCAGTGCGTCAGGGCCAAGAGCTTCCCACAACAGTTGGGAATTGTTGCACAGTCTGTGTGCTGCTTCGTCTCTAGTGGCTTCTTCTAACACGCCTACTTCGTGGTCTGATAACATCAGGTCGTCTGGTGGGTCTAATAAGTGGCTAAGCATTGGTTACAATCTCCAAGATTATGTCTGCATTGATTAGGTCACTATAAGGCTTCACGCCGAACTTGTCACCCACTTTAATTATTACTTGCTTCTCGTCATAGTGGTCAGCGCACCAATGCGCCTCCTGTATTGCGTACTCTATCTGGTCAAATATTGGCATTACTGTCCTCTCCATTAACGTCTTAAAGTGTTTAGGTGCTAACACTGACAGTGTAAGTGCTTGTGTAACGGTTATTGAGTTATTCACGAGGCGCTCGCTCCAGTGCTAGCTTGTACAAACCCTCACCAAATGGGCCAAGGATTTCAACGAGCCTGTCTATGTCGCGCTGTGTGCCTTTACCATACGGCTGCGAGCGTTTGAGCAGCTTCTTCAGCTCCTGCGCTTGCTGTACTTTAAAAGCGCTGTCTGTGGCGGCTGTGAGTCCTGCTGTTGGGAAAAACATTATATACTTACCTCCGGTGCTTTAATCTCAAATGTGAAGCCCAGCTCCTTAGCCTTGGCAATCTGCTCACGTGTAAACGTCTTAGAGCCTAACAGAGCCGCCAGTGACATGGCTACGTCGTTCTCTGGGTAAACTCGATCTTGTCCGTATATGCTTCGTATTGTAACTAATGCGTGTGTGTCCATAATATTAACTCCGAATGATTGTTATTTGGTTATTCTTTTCTGCCCATGCTCTACCGTCTGACAAGCGTATAAACTTGTAGCTGTGCGCCTTGCCTATCTCAATTGGTGTATCTAATGGTAGCGCATACTGTCGCACAATGTAAGACGCTAATAACTCCTGTAGCACGTAGACAGCACTGTGAGAAGGATAAGCAATAGCGCCTAGCGTTGCCGGTTTAAACTTAACAGACTGCAACAGCTTTGCAGGATTGCCGCGCCTATAGTCCTCTGGCTCTGGTAGCTTCTGGTTAAATTGCCACGACAATGTTGCTCTTAATTTATCACCTAACATTAATCTAACTCCTGTTATTTATTGAATGAGGCAAGGGCTAACAATACCAAGCCACTTGCGGCTATTACTAAGGCAACGCCAACCATGCCCGCCTCGGCAAGCTCTATAGGCATCGCAACGAACACGCACGCCCAACCTGTTAACGCTATGCCTATCTCTGCCCTGTGTGTCGCTTCTTGTGTTGTCATGCGTCTAACTCCTTTTGTTATAGTGTTGTGGCTGCAAGTAGCGCAGCAATTACAATTAGTGCCGCGCCCACTAGCATCAACTCGCAGGCTTCTTTATCTGCCCTACGGTTGCGGCGGCGGCGTGTCATCAGCGCTTTGATTAGCCCTGTGACGGCTGTAGTATGTCCGATAAGCGCTAGTGCGCCTGCAAATAATAACATCTTCAGCTCCTTAGTGTACTTGTACAATGAATGTGCCGCTATCAGTAACGGCGACTAGGTTGTCTTCTATGTCGTGGTCTAGGCTGTACTCGGTGTGGTAATGCTCGACGCTATCATACTCGTTATAAGCGCCGCTCAGGTCGATAACGTCTAGCTCTTCTTCAATGCCTGTGCTGTCTTCTAGCTCTTCTAAATACTCGAACAAGGCGCGCAAGCCTTCATAGCTAAAGCTGTTGGGTCGTAGGTCTTGGAATGCTTTCTGGAAGCGGTAGAAATTAACTGTCTGTTTCATGATTGTTGCTCCTTAGTTGTTAACTATCTCGAATATTGCGTTACATTCTTCGTTGGCGTAGCAGTCGCTAATCAGCTCGCTACCGTCTGACTCGTTGCCAAAGACTAGGTAGAACCATATACCATCAGCGACTAGTTCGTCCTCGCCAGATGCTGCTAGCTCAGCCAGTAGCGCCTCGATGTCTGTGCTGTCTTCTATCTCTGCCTCTTCGCCGCCATTCCATATACTAACAGCGTGACCGCGATTAACAAGCTCTGTGACTAGCTTACGTGCTATCAGTGCTTCGCCGTGTGTTGCGTATTTTTCTAAGCTCATAATTGTTGCTCCTTACATTTAAGACAGTTACAGGGCGTTCCGTACTCTTCTGCCCTCTTTCTGATTTCAGGAGGCAGCGGCGTGCCATTCTCCCATTGTCTAATCAAAGTTTCTTTGTGGACTCGTTTGACGCCGCACCTATTCTGCCATTCGTTTAGCGCGTAAGCCTTAGGTGCAAGGTAGTCAGGCGAGCCGCCTAGTGCTTCAATGTATTTTTCATAAACAGTTTCTAAGATTTTTAAGTTTTCTCTGGTCGCGTAGTCGCTCATGCTATAGCTCCTTGGTAGTGGCTTAGTAGCGCACTACCTTATCAGTTGGGATTATTTTATAAACTAAAGTAATTCTTTTGTTGCTTGGTTTGATGTCATTGCGCGCCCAATCTTGCATAACGCCATCTTTAACACAGCTCACATGACCGCGAGTGTAAACAAAGAATGAACCCTTAGCGCCTTCTAGTTCGCGTTGTGCTGTCTTTAGCGTCTTACTTCTTAGAAAGACAAGCTCTGTTCTGTAGCCCATCTTTTCTAGCAGGTTGTGTATCTGTGGGATACATAGCCCTTTTCTGTGCTGTCTGTCTGCGTGCTTGGCTAGTATCGCCCTAGCGCGACTGAATGCAATCTCTGTCGCTACTGCTGTCGCCACAACCGTACAGAAATTAGTGTCGCGGTGATGTTTAACGCCAACTCTGTGGCATTCTTCATAAGTCATGACGTGGCGCTTTATGCGTGTAATGCTTTTCATTGTGTAGCCCTCTTTGTTGTCCACAATAAAACACACTAGATTATATAGTGCGCTTTAGTGTGAACAACCTTGCCTAGCTGTAGAGTGTCAATATAGATCGACTAGTAACGTCTTCTATCTTACGACAACCGCTTGCGCGACATTCTCGACAGTACTTCGCTACCGCTCTTAGCTAGGCTTGGTTGTTCGGGCTAGTATCCGTACTATCTTTGTTCCCTCTCGCCTAACTACCAAGGTAGTCGTGGCGGCGATGCGGTACTGATAGGGCTATGCCGTCTCCATACGCAGTGTTTGTTCTGGGCTACTGCCGCGCGGTACTCGTTAGCTTATCTAGCCTCCTTGGCGACTAGTGCTATGCGCGGCTACGTGTCTTAGTAGCCTGTCGTGTGGCGATGTTGCTGCCCACTGCGTGCCGCGATCCTCTGCGTTTTAACCCTTTGTTGTATGTCTATTCCGGTGGGTGCGTCCGGCGTATTGACAAGATAGCACAATCAACATTCGTTGCAACCCCTATTTAGCAATTAATTTAACTATTTCTTTGCACATCTAATAAGCCCCTCAATTGTGCCTTTTGATCGATTTTCTCGCTCACGCCACGTTAGCACCATAGGCAACCCAATCTTATAGGGTGCTGCTAGCGTTGCTTAGACAGCCTCTACGGAGCTTCTAGGGCTATCTGTGTAGTTGGCACAGTCCTTGCTTGTCACTTGTTAGCCTATGCAATCATCATGCCAACGTTGTCTATGCAATCAGTGTGCCAATGTCTAGGTTGTCTCTGTAGGCTGCAACACAGACACACACACTTGTCAAGCTGCCTAGCCTATGCAACAACCATGCCAACTTTGCAGCCTCTATAGATACTAAAGCAATAGCTTTACTATGTAGCCTATGCAACTATCGTGCCAACAAAGGCGGGGCAGCAATTTAGGGCGGGGGTCTGTATCGTCGCTGCTGTAATTATAGTGGTAGGCTCTGAAACACAAAATAGTGCAATTTAGGACTGCAATATCTCTAAAAAAGGCTAGAATTGCCTATAGAGACTATCTAATGCTAAGTTGTTGTAATAATTGAGGAAGATATCGCGACTGCGGAGACTTTTATAATGCTAGAAATCCGCATCAGAACTATGGTGTTATAAGTAGGATATATTTAGTCTATAAAGCAATAAAGTACTTGACATTTACTAAAAAGTATGCTATAAATGCTCCCCAGTTATGTGCTAACGTTCCTAAAGAGGATAAAACAGTGCTCTTGTTTATAGTAACTTTAACGTTCTTTTCCATTATTTGTTATTCTATATTTTTAGTAAATACTACTTTTAACGATCTTCAGTATTCTTTAAGTATGTTAGAGGAGGTAGCGTCAGATGAACGTTAAAGACTCTAAAGTAGAAGAAACAAAGATTGTTAAAAAGAAAAGAGGTCGTCCTCCTAAAGCGTCTATTGAAGCTAATAAGAAAGGTAACAGAGGTAAAGTAGGTCGTCCTAAAGGTGACGCTTCAGCGATTGAAGAGTACAAAGCTAGGATGTTAGCTAGTCCTAAGAGTCGCGAAGTAATGGACTCAATCTTTAATGCTGCGTTAGACGACGACCACAAGAACCAATCTGCTGCTTGGAAGTTGATTGTTGATAGAATTATGCCATTGTCCTATTTTGAGAAGGATAAGCTAAGTAACGGTAGAGCTGCTGTAAGCATCACTATCAACGGCATAGATTCAGATAACCCAATAACGATTGGCGAGACTATTGACGGAGAAGTAGAAGATGACGTTTAAATACTTTACGTTAGACGAGTTTGCTTGTAAGCACACTGGCGAGAACAAAATAGAACCTGAGTTTATACATAGGTTGGACGAGCTGCGTGAGGCTTGTGCTTTTCCGTTTACCATTACTAGCGGCTATAGAGACGTTACACACCCTGCTGAAGCTCGTAAGAGTAAAGGTGGTGTACATACGACAGGTATAGCTGCTGACATTGCAGTAAGTAACGGTGTTGAAAGAGCAACGATTATACGCAATGCCATAGAGTTAGGCTTTAACGGTATTGGCGTTGCTAAAGGCTTTATACACGTTGATACAAGGTCATTGCCACAAGTAGTGTGGACATACTAGATGTCTGCAACGCAAGACCTACAAATAAACCTGCTACCGTGGCAACAGACGGTGTGGACAGACAAGTCTCGCTTTAAGGTTGTAGCGGCAGGTAGACGAACTGGTAAGACCAGATTAGCTGCGTCATTACTGCTTGTTAGGGCTTTATCGTCTAAGAACGGTAAAGTCTTTTACGTTGCGCCTACGCAAGGACAAGCTAGAGACGTTATCTGGGATATGCTGTTAGAGTTAGGGCAGGGTGTTATAGCCCATAGTCACGTTAACAATCTAACGCTAAAACTCATTAACGGCGCTACTATCTCGTTAAAAGGTTCAGACAGACCAGAGACAATGCGTGGTGTCAGCCTAAGCTACGTTGTACTAGACGAATTTGCTGACTTTAAACCAGAAGTGTGGGAGTTGATTTTACGTCCTGCATTGTCTGATTTAAAAGGTGAGGCGTTGTTTATTGGTACGCCAATGGGTCGTAATCACTTCTACGATCTGTATTCAGAAGCATCAGCAGGTAGGCTAGAGGACTACAATGCGTGGCACTTTACAAGCTACGACAACCCTCTTATAGACCCTACGGAGATAGACAGTGCTAAACGTACACTATCTAGCTACGCCTTTAGGCAAGAGTTTATGGCGTCTTTTGAGGCGCGTGGCTCTGAGATGTTTAAGGAAGAGTGGGTTCAGTTTGATGAAGACGAGCCTGATGGAGGAGACTACTACATAGCTTGTGACTTAGCAGGCTTTGAAGAGGTAGGCAAGAAAAGCAACAAGAGGCTAGACAACAGCTCTATAGCAGTAGTTAAAGTTAGTGAACACGGATGGTGGGTAAAAGAAATAATAATAGGTAGGTGGACTCTTGACGAGACTGCTGAACGCATCTTTGACGCTGTTAAAGAAAACTATCCTATAGCAGTTGGTATTGAAAAAGGTATTAGTAGGCAGGCTGTAATGTCGCCTATAACGGACTTGATGAGACGCTACAACAAATACTTTAGAGTTGAGGAGCTAAGTCACGGTAATAAGAAGAAGACTGACAGGATAATGTGGGCATTGCAGGGACGCTTTGAGAACGGTCACATTACGCTTAACAAAGGTGATTGGAATATACAATTCATGGATGAGTTGTTTCAGTTCCCTAACCACTTAGTACACGACGACACTATTGACTCACTTGCTTATATAGATCAACTGGCTAACGTAGCTTACGATTGGGGCTACCAAATAGAAGACTACGCAGAATCTCTAGACTCTTACACAGGATACTAATATGTACGACTATAACGAAGATACTGACAATATGCTTGAAGAGAGCCTAGAAGATTGGGTGATGTACAAAGTACAGGACTGGCGTGAGTACTATGAAAGCAACTACGACGAGAAGTTTGATGAGTACTATCGTATGTGGCGTGGTATTTGGTCAGATGAAGACAAGACTCGTGAGAGCGAGCGTAGCAAGATTGTCAGCCCTGCCCTGCTGCAAGCTGTTGAGAACAACGTAGCTGATATTGAAGAGGCTACATTTGGTCGTGGTAAGTTCTTTGACATAGAAGACGACATGGGCGACACAGATAGAGGTGATGTGCGCTTCTTGCGTGAAGCACTGTCTCAAGAGTTTACTAAGAATAAAATTAGAAAAGCTGTAGGTGAGTGCCTAATAAACTCTGCTGTGTACGGAACAGGCATTGGCGAGATTGTACTAGAGAAAAAGAAAGAGATGGTTCCGGCAACAGAGCCAGTAATGGACGGAGCAATGACAGCTGTAGGCGTTAACGTCCGTGACCGCACTGTGGTTAAACTGCGTCCTGTACAGCCACAGAACTTCCTTATAGACCCTGTAGCAACAGACATTGAGTCTGCTGTAGGTGTGGCTATTGACGAGTTTGTGTCAACGCACTCTGTAGAGCAGCTACAAGAAGAAGGTGTCTACAAGGAGTGTTACATTGGTCGTGCATCTCCTGACCTTGAGTTAGAGCCTGACGAAGAGCTGTATCAGCAGCCAGAAGATAAAGTTAGGTTGACTAAGTACTACGGATTAGTACCACGTCAGTTGTTAGAGAATGCCTTTGATCCTGAAGATGAAATGGTTAACTTTGACAGTGACGCAGATGATGAAGGTCGAGATAGCTACTACGTAGAGGCTATTGTTGTTATTGCTAACGGCGGTAAGCTGCTAAAGGCAGAAGCGTCTCCGTACATGATGGAAGACCGTCCTGTTGTAGCCTTTCCTTGGGACGTTGTACCTAATCGTTTTTGGGGTATGGGCGTGTGTGAAAAAGGCTTTAATAGCCAGAAGGCGTTAGATGCTGAGCTACGCGCTCGTATTGACGCTTTAGCCCTCACTGTACATCCTATGCTTGCTATGGACGCTACTAGAATGCCTCGTGGCACTAGACCAGAAGTCAAAGCAGGTAAACTACTGCTGACAAACGGTAACCCTGCTGAGGTATTGCATCCGTTTAACTTCGGACAAGTCAGTCAGATTACGTTTGCACAGGCAGATTCGCTACAACGCATGGTACAGGCTGCTACAGGCAGTGTAGACACAGCTCAACAAGCCATGAACGGCGGCGGCACAACGTCAGCAGGCAGCTCTATGAGCCTTGGAGGAGTAATTAAGCGTCAAAAACGCACATTAGTTAACTTTCAAGAGTCATTTTTGATGCCTTTCGTTGAAAAAGCTGCGTGGCGTTATATGCAGTTTGAGCCTGAGCTGTTCCCTGTTAATGATTACAAGTTTATAGCCACTAGTACGCTAGGTATTGTTGCGCGTGAGTACGAAGTAGCTCAGTTAGTACAGCTGCTACAGACTATGCCGCAAGACAGCCCTGTGTATCCTATTATCCTGCAATCTGTTATTGATAACATGAACATCACTAACCGTGAAGACCTAATACAGACTATGGTACAGGCACAACAGCCTAATCCAGAGCAGCAGCAGATGCAACAAGCTATAGCAGAGGAAGAAAGAGCCTTTAAGAACAGCCAGACAGCCGCTCTGTCAGCACAGGCTAACGAGTCTAACGCTAGAGCTAAGAAGATTGAGCTAGAAGGTAGAGGAATACCTGTAGAACTTGAGACAGATCGTATTAAAGCTGTAGCAACGGCTCAAAAAGCTACTGATAACGATAAAGACTTTGAAAAAAGAATGAAAATAGCAAATTTAGCTTTAGACGAACAAAAGTTAGGGTTTGAAGTAGCAAAGGAAAATAGAAATGGTCAGCAATAAAGAGCTAGAAAGTGTAGTAGAGCAAGTAAATGCAGCCTACAGCCGTATGGAAAAGCGTATTGCAGCTCTTGAAGAGGCTTTGGCAGCAGCTAAACCTGCTAAAAAAGAAAGCTCAAAAAAGACTTGACATTTGACCTCCTTTGTGGTATAGTCCGGCGCTATATCACATACGCCATGTGAAGTCAAGCATTATTGTCCTAACGAGGAAAAACAATATGGATGAGGCAGATATACTACATTACGAGCAGATACAAGATATGCTGCTTACAGACGGTTGGAAGAATGTACACAAAGAAATTAGCATTCTTACAGACGCAATAGAGGGCATAGATGCTGTTAGTAGCATTGAAGACCTTTATTATAAAAAGGGACAGCTGAACATAGCAAATCTAATACTGAACTTGCCGCATACGGTAGATTCAACTTTAGATGTCCTTAAAGAGGAAGCGCAGGATGACTAGGCGTATCTATGAATTTCTCTGCCCAGACCAACACGTCACTGAGCGCTTTATTGACGAAGAGGTAAGGGAAACAGAGTGTTCTACCTGCAGCAAAACAGCGACTAAGATGATTTCCGCTGTTCAATGCACACTAGACCCTATATCAGGACATTTTCCGGGGTCTACTATGAAGTGGGCAAAGAATAGAGAAGATCAAATTAAGCGCGAAAGACGTGAGGACAACTCGTAAGAGCCTCACAAGTCCATCAATCTCCATAATGATTTAATCACGGAGTTTTAATAATGGCTATATTGTTAGATGAACAAAACGAAGGACGACAAGAAGACGACACCGTAGAAAATCTAGAAGCACTAGCCTCGGAAGAGCAACCTAGTGAAGAAGACAACGTACCGGACAAGTATCGCAACAAGAGTGCTGCTGAGCTTGTACAAATGCACCAAGAGGCTGAGCGTATGCTTGGTCGTCAAAGTGGTGAGGTAGGTGAACTACGTAAGGTTGTCGATGAGTTTGTAATGTCGCAATCCTCCAAGAAAGAAGAAACTGTAGACGAAGAGATTGATTACTTTTCCGATCCTGAGAAGGCAATACAGAAAGCAATAGATAACCACCCTGCTGTTCGTGAAGCTCAAAAAGCATCTACGGATATGAAAAAGACTAGCGTCCAAGGTAAATTAAAGGACAAACATCCTGATATGGCTGCTATTCTTGCTGACTCAAACTTTATTAATTGGATAAGTGAGAGTTCGTTTAGGACTAAACTATTGCAACAAGCTGATCGAAACTTTGATTACGAAGCTGCTGATGAGATATTTAGTCAGTGGAAAGATCGTCAACAATTGATTGGTCAAACTGTAAATGCTGAGAAGTCTAGTAGGAGTGCGTCAATTAAGAA